GGCGGCTTGGTCGGCGGCGCAGCCGGTATGCCCGCCGCAGCCTCGCCACAGGTGCAGGTTGTCGTGATCGACAATGAGGAAAAGTTCGGCCAATACCTCGCGGCCAATCCCCGCGCCGAACGTGAAGTCATGTCCATCGTCAAGCGGAACGGCGGTTAACCATGCCGGAATTGTGGCCGTTCCGCCCGGTGCCATCCAGCACCGAAACCTTGGCATGGGAAACGGAAGTCTTGAAGACGCCGACCAGTGAGCGGCGGACCAGCATCCGCGCCGCCCGGCAGTCCATCAGCTACAGCTATCTGTTGCGGGATCAGGAGAACTCGGAAGCCGAATGGCTGGTGAGAACCTACCCGCTTGGCGATTGGTTTGTTCCCTTGTGGTTCGAGGCTTCCCCGGCTGCGGCCTACACGTCCAGCCAAACCGTCTTGGCCGTCAACACCGACGCCCACTATTTTGCCGGTGATAGCCTGGTGATTTGGGAAAGCTGCGACCAGGCGACGGTCTGCGAGATTGCTTCGGTTGCCGCTGGCGAAGTCACCCTGACGGCACCCATTGGCCGGAACTATCCGAAGGCCGTGGTTATGCCCGTCCGCGTGGCATGGATGGATGGCGGGCTAAGGCAGTCGCGCATCAGAGAGCGCGGCATCACTGACGTTGCCGTCACCTTCCAAGTCAAGGACGATGGGCCAGCCGGTCAAAGCCCTTGGCCGCAGTATCTGAGCCTTGACCTTGTGACCAAGTGCGGCACGGTGGAAGCCTTGGCCGCAGCCATCGCGCCGGTATTCACCACGGTTGACAACGGGTCAGCCTTGGTGGCGCTAGAGCCGAAAGACGAGTTCATTGCTTCCCGGCATACCATGTCATGGCGGTTGCAAGCGAACCTGTGGCAGCGCCGCAAATGGCTGCACTTCATCCGGGGCCGGGACCGGGCTTTCTGGCTGGCTGACTGGCAAAAAGACTTTACCCTAGTCAACCCGATCACGGCAGCGGGAACAGCTATCACGGTGCGCAAGATTGCCCCGGTTGCGGCTGATCTGATCGGGCAGCACATCCTGATAGATGATGGCACCAAGACGCCCCGCCAAATCACGAACGCCGTGACCAGCGGATCTAACCAAGTGCTGACCATTGCCGCAGTCGGTCGGGACATTGCCAGCGCCAAGATCAGCCTTTTGCGCAAGGTCCGCTTTGACAGTGACGTTCTGGAACTAGCGCATCAGCACGGCTTCTACACTGCTGTTCGTATCCCCTTGGTCGAGGTGCCGGAATGAGCCTTTCCGCCATTGCCGCATGGGCCAGCGGATCGCGCCCCTATCACCTTTACCTATTCCAGAAAGGTGATGTGCAATATCAGTATGCCAGCACCAAAAACGCCATCACCAAGACGATTGCGGGCGTGGCAAGTTCAACGTGGCCCGGCGCGGCAATCGCCCACGACCGCATTCCAGACAGCGACCAAGCGGCGCGGTCAGAGTTGAAAATCATCGCCCCGCTTTCGCAGGACATTTCCGCTGACAGCATCGGTGACTTGGGCTTTGACACAACGTCAGTGACCATCTGGCGCGGTGATGAGACAGACGCAGAAGTTGTGGTTGTATTCAAGGGCCGCGTCCTTTCGGCCAACCCGCAAGACAACGGGACTTGCGTCTTTTCCTGCATGACCGAAATGGCCGCATTGCAGCGCAAGGGCCTGCCTGCGGTTATCCAGCGGCCTTGCCGTCATGTGCATTATGGGCGCGGCTGCGGCCTCACCTTAGCCGACTGGCAAACGGAATTGCCGGTAGCGTCCATATCGGCAGATGGGACAACGCTTTCGATCACCGGGGCCAATGCGCAGGCGAATGGCTACTACCAACTTGGTACGTTGGAATGGAATGGCCGGTTTGAAATGATGCTGACCCATGTCGGCAACACGGTGACGCTTGTCGGGCCGATTGCCGGGCTTGTGGAAGCGGTCGGCGCTGGAGCCGTGAACGTCAAGATCGCACCCGGCTGCCCCTTGTCGCGGGCCGTCTGCAATGATCGGTTTAGCAACATCGCCAACTTCGGCGGCTTCACGTTCATCAGCGACAACATTTTCGACGGCAGGCAGGTGTTCTGATGTGGGGCTTTATCCTTCGCATATTCACCGCCATCATCCTGCCGGGGATTGCCGCTTGGCTGTCCTACCGCAAACCGGAACAACCCACGCCGGGAACGCAAGACGACCTTGGCAACCCGCGCGCTGATGAAGGCACCGAGATTGCGAAAATCTTCGGCACGGTCAACATTGCGGACCCGCAGGTTGTCCAGTTTGGCGACTTCCGCACCGCGCCTATTATCAAGGTGCAGGGGCGGCGTTATGGGCTTTTCGGACCGAAGAACCGAATTACCATTGGCTTTAACTATTTCCTCGGCGTTCACTTCATCATGTCGCTGGGGCCTGTGGACTTTATCAACCGCATCCGTGTGGACAAGCGCGTCTTTTGGGAGGGGATGCTAGCAAGCGGGCGGATTTCCCGCAGTCAGCCCAACCTGTTCGGCTCAAGCGAACGTGAAGGCGGCATTTCCGGCGAAATCGACTTTCTGCCCGGCACCTCAACCCAAGCTGTAAACGACTATCTGGCAGCCATTACATCCGGCCCATGCCCGGCTTATCGCGGCGTCACTTCGCTTGTTTTGCGGCAAGTCTACATCGGCAATGCGCCAAGCCTGCGCCCGTGGGATATGAGGCTATCGCGCATTTTCAACGTAGACCCTGGCTATAACAGCGGGTTGCAGTGGTATCCTGAAAAGGCGGCAATTGAGCGGACAGACGTGTCTTTGCCGGTGGAAGTAACATACGTCCTCGAAGATACGTTCCCCACAATCAACTCTTTCAATCCCGCATATCCAGAGCCGGGCGAGAACTATCCAGCATCATTGACAATCGGGCCTTTTGCGGAGTTCCGCACCCTTGTCGCTGGCATCAGCGAGTTGAACCTTGCAGGCGCTGGCGCGGATGACCGTTTCATCTTTAATGGCGAGTTGTTCGGAACTTCGGACTCGGTGAACTACTCGCCGGGCTTTGTGTTTGCGACGCTTGCGCCCGGCGAGACGCTGACAGTCCAAATTCGAAACACCGTCAATTTCAACAGCGGGGCGGGCGGGTCGATCATCGCCGTTCCTGGGACAACTGCCAACCCCGACATGAACCCGGCGCACATCTTGCGCGAAATCCTTCTTAGCCCTGACAGCGGAGGGACCGGCAACGAAGCCGACGCGGGTGACACATGGGAAGCCGCAGCCGACACGCTCTATGATGAAGGCTTCGGCCTTTCCATCGCATGGCGCGGCGGCGCTGATCGGGTGGACTTCAAGAAAGAGATTGAACGCCACATTGACGCCCGGTCCTACATCGACCGCCGGACGGGCCTTTGGGAAATCAAACTCATCCGGGACGACTATGACGAGGAGACTCTGCCGGTCTTTGACAAAACGAACGTTGTGTCTTGGTCTAATATCCAGTTCCCGCAGCCGTCATCTCTGCTTAACCAACTGGTCGTCACTTGGAATGATCCGGTCAAGGAAGAGACAACCAGCCTGACCATTTCCAACCCGGCGCGCATCCGCATGGCCGGGTCGCAAATCTTCCAGGAGAAGGTCAGCTATCCCGGCATCCAGCGGTCTGACCTTGCCGGGCGGGTTGCCATGCGCGACCTGCAAGCCCGGTCGGCCCCGCTGGTGACTGGCGAGTTTGTCACCAAGAACCTGCCGTTTGACCTGAATATCGGGTCGCCCATCAAGATCAACGAGCCGCGCCTTGGCCTGAATGACAAGGTGGTGCGGATCACCGAAATCGAGGACGGGAACATCCGCGAACATGGCGTTCTGGTCAAGTTCGTGGAAGATCGTTTCTCGCTGGCAGACGAAAGCACCTTGGTCATTGAGCCGCCGATTGTGGAGGTCATCGACCCTGAGCCTGTCACGATCCGGCAAGTGGAGGAAGCGCCATACGCCCTGACTGTGGACCGCTTGGGGCAGCCCAACGTTGATGAGGTTCTGGCGACCGACGACGATGCAGGCTTCCTTTTCGTGGCCGGTGCGCAGCCGACGCCCACCAGCACGGAAAGCCTTGTCCAGCGTGACAGCGGCGGCGGATACGAGGAACTGGAGCCGCTGGCCTTTGTGCCCGGCGCGCGGACGCTTGGCGCTATGTCCAACCGGGCCGACCATACGAAGGTTGTGGTTGAAAGCCGTGACGCGCTGGCATCGGTTGCCGTGGGGGCGGTTGCTTGGCTTGGTGGGGAATACGTTGTCATTGATGCCGTAGAGGCGGGCGACACGTCCGACCCTGGCGACTATTGGGAGCCGACCGAGGCGCTGGCGGCGCTGCACTCGGCCTTTACCCTGACGGTCAAGCGGGGCGCATGGGATACCGTGCCAGCGGCCAAGGCGGCGGGCGTGTCTGTGCTGTTCTACGGCGATCTGGGCGCGCTGGAGGATGATATCCAAACTGCCGCCGATAGCATCGACGTGAAACTGCAAACCGTCACCACGCGCGGGGTTTTGGCTATCGGGGACGCACCATCGGATACGGTCGTCTTTGCCTCGCGCCCGATCCGGCCATATCCGCCCGGCAACTTGCAGGTGGATGGAGATTACCAGACCGACCCGCCATCATCGGTGGATGGCTACGCGCTGACATGGGAGCATCGGGACCGGCTGGACCTTCCCGCGCTTGGTCACATCGAAGCTGGGCCTGCGTTGCCAGAGGTGGGGACAACTTACCTTGTGCGGGTCGAGGCGCTGGACGGCGATCTGGACGTTCTTAGCACACTGACAAGTGAAAACGTAGGCGACGACCTGACCTACACTTGGGTGCCGGTTGCCGCGCCCGCTGGCACCTTCGCCGCGCGCTTTAGCGTGGCATCGGTTCGGGACGGTTACGAAAGCTGGACCCGGCCAAGCATCATCACGCTTTTGAGCGCAGGCGAACGCGCGGTGGAAGATAGCGACGATGTGCGCGCGACCGAAGACGGCACAGACAACATCCGCGAAATTGAGGGCTAACACATGGCAGGGCTAATCAGGATCACCGACCTACCAGCGGCGGGGACGATCACGGGCGACGAACTGCTGGAGGTCTCGCAGCTTTCAACGTCAGTGACCATCACGGCAACGACCATCAGCGCGCAAGCGTCGGACAACAGCTATAACGACAGCGGGTCAGGCTTTGTGTCGGCTGGCTTCGCCACGGGC